TCAAGGGCGGCTTCTGGATCAAGCAGCATACCAATCATCTAAGCACCCACTGAAGAATCGGCATAATTGAAAAAGCAGCCCAAATAGTCAGGCATGAGACTAGGGCAGCAGCTATGAAAGCTATTGCCCAATCTTTCATGATTTGTCTGCCTTACCGTCTAACTTATCAAAGATTTTTCCTAAAATATCTTTGACATCCTTAATGTCAGCGCGATAGTCATCCTTGGTCACATAGTCGTGAGGCAGTTGCTTTTCAAGTGCGCTCAGATTGTCTTCAAGGCGTTGCAATCGTTGCATGACTTGATAGAACACGAATACCGCAAGAAACCCTGCAACCGATACTACTAGGTTGAAAAGTTGTTGGTTATCCATTGCTTACCTCGTCTGCTGGTTGCGGAGTGTTCCCGGCTTCAACCCATTTCAGATACTCTTGGTAGTCTGTGTTGGCAGGGTCGAAGGGGATATTTGCCCCATCTGCCAAACGAATAACAATGCAAGGCGATCCACCATATGAATCTTTTAAAAGTTTATACATTTACAACTCCGATGATGCAATGATGTAAGGGTTTGCAGTGTTATTTGCAAACAAGCGTGAACCACCGCCACTTACTAAACTACTTGATGTGCAATTCATAGCAAGCGAGTTTATGTCAGCCCTGTTTGTTGAGATTGCGCTTAATGCTGCCAATCCACCTGTGTTGGAAATAGCCAACGCAAAGTTTGAAGCTGTATCGTATGTAACAGTAGGTGCGCTACGCTTTTCAACTTTAAACTGAATGGTTGCCTCTCCAGTTGTAGAGTTAATTGTATAAGCCGAGCAAAATGGCGAGTAATTACCTGTTGTGCTTCTAAACACTTCACAGTACCGTTGTGCCATCATCAACTCACGCCCGTAGTCCCTGCGCTCAAACGGTGAAGCAACACTACCAGCTTCAAGCTGTACGCCTGTGATGTAGAAGGTGGCTCCGGTAGTTCCAGCAATAGAGTTTGCACCAGAAGCTCGATAGTATTCACCAGCACTCCATGCTCCAGCAGTACCGTTGTAGTTTGAGCCACTACCTGTGTCGAAGTTAACACGCATACCAGCCGTATTGTCTTTTGCCCAAGTCCCGCTAGTATCTCCAGCAATCGTGACAGTCTTGTATTCCCAAGTGTTTGCGCTGCTAATTGTGTAGGTGTAGACGTAAGAACGGTTGTACGCGCCGTTCATGACACTACCAGAAAACGTACCAGTGACACTAGAACGAACCCAAAAAGAAAGCGTCACGGTTGCTGCGGTTGAAAGTCCAAAATCCAAATCAGCTACGTTAAAACCTTCAATGGCTTGACGAATTGAGTTTTGAGTTCCTGATGATGGAGCGCCGCCAGTGGTAACAGTCCACGCCAAGCTGTTCACAAATCCTGTCGGAACAACCGTTGAACGCTGTACGGACTGAGAACCAGAGTTGATCGCAACAACAAACCTGTCTAATGGATAGGCAGCATTTGTTGTCACCGCCGCACCAGCGTTCCTCTGGTCAATCCGCATATCACCGTTGATGATGCGGTTACGAAAGCCAAAGCCTTGCTCAGAAGCCAAGAATGTTGCTCTATCAGCAGATGCACCAGCCAATGTGCTTAGTTGAGCATCGTAGGCTTGAACATCAGTACCAATGACAAGGCCAAGGTTTGCTCGTGCGCCAGATGCAGTTGTTGCACCAGTACCGCCACCAGCAACAGCAGTTGCGTCACCAGATGTGCCAGCATACAAGTCTTTAACTTGAGCCATCATCTCCCGAATGGCATCGTTAATGCCACTAGGAGCGCAACCTTCAGCGATGTTAATGCCATCAATGTCAGTGTTGTTTGCCGGGGTTGCCGACCACTCGCTAATCTTTGTCTTTGCCATGATTAATCCTTATTGAAGAAGTGAGCGCAATGCCGCTGTGAATGGCTCTGCCGCTGGCGCAAGTTGTGATCCAATAATGCCGCTTGTCATTGCTTGAGCCTCTTGATCTTTTTTCATTTTATCAATGACATTACGCAAAATCTTGACTTCATCGGCGCTTGATGCGCGGCTCATTAAGATACGACCAATCTCATTGCGAACAGGCTCTGGGACTGAAGTTCGTGTCATGTTGTTTGACAACATATTAAGCAGACTAGTTACATCCATTGTCTTGGCGGCAGCAGCAAGATTAACGGTGTCTTTTAAGTTTTCAGCGGCAACATCTTCCATTCGTGCTTCACGACCAGCAGTGCCAGAACCACGACCAATAGACTGAATCTCTTTCTTACGGGCTTCAGCGAAAACATCAGAGGCAAACACACGGAAAGCACGTTCGCTTGGGAAAATCTCTTTCAGTCGCTCTTTAGTTGCTGGCTCTTTCCACATATTGAGCAATCGAGTTTGACCAGCCTGTGTGCCAGCCAAATCACGCAAACCCTCATAAGCACCAACACGGAATGATTCAAGTTCAGAATCACTCATTTCTTTCACAAGAGCCTTGATGGTTGAGGCTGGCTTATTCAGCACTGTGCGACCAAGTTCAGCGGCAGAAATCAGTGCGCTAGGGCCAGCGTATGCGTTACGGGCACTTTTATACAAAGATGCGCCAGTGTCTTGGTCAACAGTTGCGTCATCAAGACGCTTGAGCAAATCTTGTTTCAGTTTTACAACAGAACGACCAAACTCATTGATTTCACCACGCTCATTTGTTGCGGACTTGCTACTGAGAATGTCATCAATGCCACGCTTGACTTTATCCAAGTCAGTCATTGAGGCATCAGTAGCTTTCTTAAAGTCTTTCAAAGTGAAAGGCTCGCGCAAGCCAGTAGAGATTTTCTCTGCACGACTAAATGCGCCAAGTTTATTAGCGGCATCAAGAATCTGTTTCAGGTCATCGTCAAGCGTGACACTTACAGTCTTCAGTTGGTTATACAAAGGGGTTGCTTCTACATCACGCTTTGTAAGCAAAGACTCAACTGAATCAGCCAAACGAGCGCCAGTTGGAGACAGTTGCTGTTGTGCAGAAGTTGCAAGGCGACCACCACGCTGTGCTTGACGCTGACGAATCAATTCTTCTGTGTAGTTCTTGGTACGACCCGGAAGTGTTGCCATTGTGTCCAACAAATCACGGGTGTTGTAACCAGCAGATTCAGCCAAGATTGCATCGTCACCAAGTTTGGACATACGAGCAAGAACTTGGTCTGGAGATGCGCCATCACGCAACATGGCTTGTGCAACACGGTTACGAGCAATGTCAACAGAAGAACCGCCAACAAGTCCTTTAATTGATTCAGGAATTGCACGACCAGCTTGAGCCTTAACAACTCCAACAACAGGGCGAGCCATCTTCATCACGCCTTCAGTTGTTCCACCAAGAACAGCACTTGTACCACCAGAGGTCATAGCCTTTTCTGGAATTTGTTGCACTGTCTCGGCTTCACCAGCGCCAGCCACAGTACCAAACAAACCACCAGCACCGACTGAGCGCAAGACAGGGCCAACATTAGGAGCAACACTGCGACCAAGATTAACCATTCCCAAAGGCAAAGAGGCTACACCTTGTGCAACAGCAGAGCCAATTGGTTGCTCTTGTTGATAGCTTTGAACACCAGCCCGATAAACATCACGACCACGGGCATAAGCATCAGCAAAAGATTCTTCGGGCTTGGCAATAAATGGAGCCTGAACCAGACCAGCCAACTCGTCAGCAAAACCAAGTGTTGGGCCTTGCGCTGCTGTCATTGCAAGACGAGCGCCCTTTGAGATTTCTTTACCTTGCTTTTCTTCAGAAGTTACAGCAATCTCTTTTGGCAAAGGCAAACCGTTGCTTAAATACAAAGAACGAATTTGCTCAACGCTATAACCAGCGTCCAAGGCTTCTTTGATTCGTTGACTTTCGTCCATATCAGTTACCCCCTCTTGGGCGCAAACCTAAGATTTCTTCTAGGCTTCTTGGTTGCTTGACCATATCAAAAGGATTGTTAATTGCAGTTTCATCACCGCCAAGACGCTTGTTAATTCCTTGATATGTTTTCAATGAAGGCTCAATCATTTTCTTACGCTCAACGACAAGCGTATCAATGATTTTCTTCATGTTGTCGCGCTCTTTTGGTGTAAGTGTTCCACCTGTTGTAAGTTTTTGAGCGTAACTCTTAATGTTCTCTGGAACAGAACGAGAACCCAAAACAGTAGAAACATCACCAGCTTGCACAGCGCCAGCAGGGTCATAAACCTTTGCCACGTTGTAAATCATTGCGCCATCAGCGTTTGTGTTGCCTTTTTTGGCTTGTTCGTAAGCAGCGTAGAAGCCTTGCGCCCTCATTGCTGTTTCAGCAGCGCCAGAGTCCTTCAGCACACCTTCCCATTGGTTAATGGTCTTCAGTTGCTGAGTTTGAACAGCAGTTGGATCAGCCAAGTTAATTTGTGGCTGCTCGGCTTTACGCTGTGTTGTGGCTTCAATGCGAATCTTGTCAATAGCGCCGGGAATGTTACGCAGTTGAGAAACATCGTCAGTGCCATAGAACATCAATGCGGCATTGCCTTCTTTGCCTGAAAGTTTTGCAGTCTTTGGAGCGCCAGTAGCAACTACCTCTTGCTCATTTGTCAGAGGATTAATGCGAATCAATCGTTCGTTTTCACCAACTTTTGTAAGTTCGCCTTGCATTGCCTTTTGAGAGGTCATCAATTCACCCAAGGTTTTACGACCTTGAGGTGTTGCCATCAAAATTGGTGCAAGTGTCTGGAAGTCAAAGCCAGCGGCTTGTGCTGGTGTACCAACTTCACCGAAAGCAGCGCCCGACAATGGGCCAGTAGGTGTTGGAGGCTCAACAGCGGCAACAGCAGGGCGATAAGCACCAGCCACAGCACGATCAATCATTGCTTGACGGTCTTCAGCAGCTTTTTCACGCTTGCGTTTTTCAATCAAGTCTTTAAGTTGTACGCCCTGCAATTGATCTTGCAGTTGGTTTTGCATGGCAGCAGAGTATAGTCGCTGGCCTTGTTGCAAGCCTTCAGCAATAGATTGACCAGTGTTGCCACCTTGGAACAATCGAGCCGCCAAACCATACAAGGCTTGTGCTTGTGCGTCATCACGGTTGCGCTGAATCTCTGCTGGACTCATGCCCAACAGACTAAGAGTTTCAGTGCCGCCGGTGCCGAAAATGTCGAGTAAGCCAGCCATGTTTAATCCCCCATACCCATAGTACCGCTAAACCAATTAGTAATAGGGTCATTGGAAACAGTTGGTGAACCAAATCCACTTAGCCAACTTGATCCGCTGTTCCACAAGTTGCCGATACCAGTAGAACCACCAAGATTCTTATACAAGCCACCCAATGTTGCAGCAGTACCCAAGACATTTTGCAATGTAGATGTATCTGCGTAACCCGACTGAGTTGTGCTTCTCAGGTTAGCCATTGGGTTGCCGTACACGCTAGACAAGAAAGCCGACAAGTTCTGTTGCGGCAATTGCTGACCATAGTTGTATCGAGCAATATCAGATTGCAGTTGTTGGCCAGTGTAGCCTTCACGGGCTTGACCAGCAGCCAACAGATTCTGAATGTCTTGGTAGTCAGCTTGAGCCATTGCCGGAGCAGCCATCGTAGCGGCTTGCTGGCGGGCGCGTTCGTCAGCGTAGTTCTGATAAGCCAATTGACCAGCAGTGTTTGTCAGTTGCTGTGCCAGTTGACCAGAAGCACGATCTTGCAAAGAACCCATTGCGCCAGAGCCGTAACGACCAGCCTTGGATGCGGCAGAACTAATGTCACCGATTGCTTGGTTAAATTGGGCTGTAGCAGCTTGAGCAGCAGGGGTGAAAGCACCTTGGAAGAATGGATTGCCACTTAGGTAGTTACCGCCAATAGTGCCTTGCAGTTGTTGCTGTGCTTGACCAACCAGTGGGCTACCCTGCAATGCCCGTTGCTCCAATGCTTGCAAACCAGTTTGAGTGGTCTGAGATGGAGAAACATAAGTCTGACCGGGGTAGTATTGTGGGCCACCAGATTGATAAATCCGCTGTGCCTCGCTCAATCCGTAGCTTAAGTACGGTTGAATTGTTGGGTCAATTGCAGAGGTGGTTGTAGTCGCCATGTTTCACTCCTAAAAGTTCGGATTCCATAGCGGTTGATCCACGGAATCCATTATATACACTTTAGCCAACAATGACATACGCATATGTCTTGTTTGCTGTTGAATTTGCAAAATGCGTCAAAGTAGCAGAACCCTTAGATTGGGCACTTGCGTACACAGAATAGTCACCAGCAGCGTTTGTACCGTTTGACGATGCAAAGCTGACAGTCACAATTGCAGATGGCGTTGCTGGCCTTGTCGGGCTAGTTGCTGTCGGCAGTTGCTCGATTGAAACCTGAGTGCTGTCAGTACACCACATGATTTCAACATAGTCGTTTGCGCTCAACTCAACCCAAAAATTTAATGCCGCAATCAAGTGACCAGAAACACCACCATGACTGTTTGGCACAGAAAAACGACTGTTTGAGTTGGCGATATTTGTCCCGTTCTTTCGGAACCAAACATCTATGTCGTGAATCTGCGTATCAGCGTTCACAAACTGCAAACTAAATTGCACATTATAGATGCCGTAACTCTTGACTGTTATGCGGCTATCACTGGCAATGCTGATTCCGTTAGCAAAGTCTGTTGTTCCAAACTTGACAGGATAAGCAGTGGTTGTAGATGCCGCAGTCTGGTCGGTGGAATCCTGAAAAGCACCGTAAGGCGTTGAATCAGTAAAAGCCGCAGCAGAGAATGGAATCAGAATGATCTTGCTGTCAGGGCTGATTCGCTCGTCATAAAGCGTTGTGGTTGTGGCATTACCAGTGGCAAGTGTAATTGTCCCGGTGTTGTTCGTCTTGCCATTCATAATGCCATTGACGACCTCGGAAATAGCCCGAGGGTCTTGACCAAATGGAGCAAGTGATCTGAACATCGTTGCCATTAACGGCCACCCTGACCAGACAAGTCAATGTCCATGCTGACAGCCGTTGACCAATTGTCACCAGTAGGCGTTACCTTAAACCGATGGTAATTGCCGTTTGACCGCAAAGACACACGGTTTTCAGAATCAGCCGCCACAGCAGTGCCAAATGCCAATTCTTGGCTTAGAAGCGTCCTAGAAGCCACGGAAACGGTTGCAGAGCCGTTATCTATCTGAGGTCTAGCCAATGTCACCACCGAGCGACCACCAGCGTTTAAATCGCCTGTAATCAGTTGACCAGTAGCTGGTGAGCCGTTATAGGTCACAACATAAGCGCCATTCGTGCCGCCAAGGAAATACTTGCCGCCCATGTAAAGAATGGAATCAAGACTTACAGGCAGAGCATCAATGCTGGCAGAAATAGAATCCAAGCCTTCAAGCGTTGTTGCAGATGTTGAAGCATCTGAGATGTAATCAGCGCCAGCATTGCCATAAGTCCATTTCTGTGTTTTGAAGTTGTAAATGATAAGTTGACGCTGTGCGAATGTGGTCTTGAAGTTCCAGATAATCAGCTTGCGAACAGGGTCAACAGCCGCGCTCATTGAATCAAAACCAGATTCGTCAGCATTAGCAAAGAACCAGCGATCTACCTTCTCAGCACCAATTGGTAGAACTTGCTGACCATCACACATATAAAAGCCATCGTCAGACAAGAAGAATGACACGCCTTGAGTTTGTGCAATCGAGCCAGCAGCAATACAGCCTTTACCGCGAGAGATGTTGTCAAACTGGAAGATAAAAGGCGTACCCACATAACTCATGCGAGAGATGCCTTTTTCCAGAAACACCAAACCAAACTCACCACCACGGATGCCAACAATCTGACCACCATCAGGAATGTCTTGGTAATCGGCTTGCGTTGTTTGGCTAGAACCCCAAGAAGTCTCGGCATTGATACCAGACCAGCGAACACGGGCAGGGTAAACAGTGCTTGATTCAGTTGTAAAGGCAGTGACCACAAAATCACGGACAACTGTCAAAAACTTACAAACAGGCGCAGATGCGGCAAGGTCAGCAAAAGCCGTAGATGTTCCCAATGTGTAGGCTTGCATTGGGTCACTGTTGTTTGTCCCAATAATCACATTGCCAAACTGAGTAAAACGAAAACGGTCATTGCTTGCGTTGGGTGTGTAGCCACCAGACTTTGAAACATCAGTCAGCGCACCAATGCCAGAAACATCGTAAATCTTGGTTGAACCAGCGGCAAACAGTTTGGTTGTGTTTGTTGGTGTCTTGCCAGCAACAAGCGTTGTCAAGTTCTCAGCGGCAGCGGCAGAGAATGTGGCGGCACTAGGCAAAGGCCCGTAGCCAATCGCTTGAGAGACAACATTCTTGGCATCAGTCAATGCGCCAGAAATCCCCGGCTGATCTGGCATCCATTCGCCAAATGTTAGTTTTGTAGTAGCCATGTGTTATTTCCGTTTGATTGCTGTGTCCAAGTGTTGTTTGAACTAGATACAACAGTCCATGTGTTGTCATCCATCACAATGTTTGACCAGTTATCACCAATCCTTACGCCATTGCATGAGACAGTGCCAGAAGCAGTAACGCTTGCTGAAAAATCAAACACAACAGAAGAATTAGCCGAGAAGTCAACAGGGCAGTCAACACTGGCAACACCATTAGCATAAAAGCCACCAAGGGCAGAAACAGTTGCAGTCGCTTCAATCTGTGCCGTTGCTTCTTGAACAATTGAGCCAGCACAAGAAACAGAGGCAGAACAAGTAACGCTTGCCGCCCCATATTCAACTTGTATACCAGAAGCAGAGAAAGATGCGGTTGCCGTTACAGACGCAGAGGCAGACTGAATCCTACTAGCAGAAGCCGAGACAGATGCGCTTGCAGATACGCTACCAGCGGCATCCCAAAGAGTGACAGATGTTATGTAGAGATTGCTATCCAGCGTGAGCGTCAGATCATCAAGACTAGCCTTTAGCTGGTCAAGACTGTCTATCGTCCACGGTGGGAGCAAATCAGCCATTATGCAAATGTCACGCTAAGTGAGCCAATAGCAACACGGAAAACGTCACCAGTTGCAATTGTTTTAGATGCGTCCAAGGCAGTGTGATACAGCAAGTTACCAGAGGTAGATGCGTCACGGATGCCAACATAAGAGACAGTCCCCCAAGAGCCAGTGGCTTGAGGGAATTCAATCGCGGCAGTGTTGCTAGACACACCGTTAGAAGGCGAGCCAAAAGTAATAGATTGACGAGCGTAAGAGCCGCCACTTACTTCAGTGCCAGTATCAGCGTCAGTAGGATCGCTCGTGTATAGAGCCAAATACACAGTCGTTGGAGATGTGTAGGAAGTGTTGCGGAGAGTCGCATTTATAAGTGCGTTCTCCAAATAGTTAGACATTTCAGCCATGATTTACCTCACAGAGTTGATTTGATTACAAGCGGTACGCCTGAATACTGACCTTGCTCGTCAGAGCGTGTAATTGACGCAAGCGCACGATCAAACATAGTTCCCCATGTGTTGATTCTTGCATCGTTCATCAAATAAGGCTCGGCCTCAAGCAAAGAGCCATAAAGCAAAACATCAGGCGTATTTGCCAAGAAAACATTGCTTGTATTGGAATCGCTCAAGAATGTAGGAGCCGCGAAATACAGCATCTTTACTGTATATACAGCGTCAGGAATAGGAGCAAGTTGGAAGTCATTAGCTAAGACCGTGTAGTCCAGTGGCTTGCCTGATTCCCATGTGCGAGTGTTACGGCTGAACGCAGAAGGGCTTGCGTAGTTCAGCGGTTGTGGAGGGTTTCCGCTGATTATCAAATCACGCACTTCAAGGAAGTCGCTTGGCAGTTCCACGGTGCTGTCAGCCGCAACAGTGGAAGTAGTGACAGATTTGAGCATCTGACGAATACGCAGATCACGGCGCAAACGAGTCTCAGCCAAACGAATAAAGTCTGGAATCTGTGTGGTCAGGTCTGAACGGGCCAGATAACCAGCGATGGTCGTCTGTAAATCAGAGTAACTTGTAAAACTCATTTAGATTACTCCCGGACGAGTACGCCATGCACGATTGTCAGGGTTGTTCAACCACATAGCAAATCGAGCGTTATCAATCACATGAAACCCACGCATGATGCCTTGGTAATTAAGGTCGTCAATTGCAGTCATTGGAATAGACGCTACTTTGTTGCCATACAACTCATCAGACCACTTGGCCCGTTCGTCATAGCTGTTGAACTCTTTTTTATTGCGTTCAACAATGGCAGTTACATCTTGGGCAGTTTGAATGACCAAGCCACCTTCACCATCAGCGTGAGCAACAGATTTGCGAAATGTAGGGTTTTCCATGATTGCAATTCTATCATTGGCGTGATAAAGAAAAAAGCCCCCCAAGGTTGCCCGAGGGAGGCTTTGACTAACTTTCGTTAGATTAGCTCAAGTCAGCCACGATACCGTGAGCAGCTTGGTTTTTCACTTCCAAGGTCAGTTCAGCCAACAGTTGGGTCTTCTCGCTGTCGCCAGTCTTAGCCAATTCAATGGTTTGGAAGGGACGCAAGTAAGCCACAGCAGCCATGTCGGGATCTACAATGAAAGCAGTCTCATCACCAGCGTTTGTACTATTAAGGAATCTATTCGGAACCACCGAAATTGTCCCGAAGTCGCTCATATAGACATCAGCCGCGCCGATAATGGTGGTTGGCTCGTTGGAAGGAGCCATGTAACGCTGTGCAGCGATACCAGCGAAAGCCGACACGGTTTGCTTGTGAGTGGGGTTAACCATCAAGACTTTTGGCGAACCGCCAGAAGTGTAAACTTCAGCGATCACAGTCTTCAGGATTGCCTCAGTGAAGGTACGGTCAGTACCGTCTGTACGAGCAGTAGTACCAGCAGAGCCAGCCACACCAGAAGTGCCACCGTCATAGTTGCTGTTCAGCCATGCTTGCAGACCACCCAAAGTGCGAGCAGTGCTGGAATCACCAGCAGCAGACACTTGGTTGGACAACAGGGTCAACTCGATGTTGCGCTTCAGTTCAGCCGAAACTTTAGCCAATTGGTAAGCCTTTTCAGACTTACGACCAGCTTTGTCAACAGCTTCCAAAGTGCCAGCCACAGCAACAGACTTAGTGAAAATCTGAGTGCGGTTGCCGATACGGGTTGTTGGAGATGCGGTGATGGTCGAGGCATCAGCGCCTTCAACTGCACCACCCAAGGCTGCAGCAGCCAAAGAGTCAGTTTGCCACTCGTGATAAGTAGCGGTTGCCTTTGTCTTGCCGATAGACGACATGAAAGGAGTGTCGGTGGGGCTGATGTTATAAATAACGTCAGAGAGGTCTTCGCGCATACCGATAGCGGTATAGGTCTGGTAGGTTGCCATTTTTAAAGCTCCAAAAATTTAAAGGAATCGTTCAAATGCAGCAGCGGCATCACGGACTTTGCCAGTTTGACGCAACCGTTGCATAGCTTGTTTCTCTTGTGATGACTTAGCATTTGGCGTTGAAGTTCCGGGTTTGAGCATCTTGGGGGCTTGCTGGACTTTCTTCAAAGTCTCTGGCTTACCCTTTTGAAGTTGCTCAAACTTCATTGCTTTATACAAAGTCAGCACAGCGCGATGGTCATACACTGAGGCGAGTTCCTGATCTGACCAACCAACAGATTTAGCGTATTCACGGATTTCTTTCCGGATAGCGTCACCTTTTGGTGTTGCCAGTTCTGGGATAACAGACGCTAGTTTCTCAGATTCAGCCTTGAGGTGGTTTTGCAGTGACTGCTGTTGCTCGGCTTGTTGCTGTTGGGCAATGCGTTGCTGTTCGGCACGAACTACTGCTAACTGTTTCTCTCGCTGACTCTGTTCCGCTACCTTCACGGCATAGCCGATTGGGTCTGTTTCTTTCAAAACTTCTAAGTCCTCACCCTTATTCTGCTGACTCAGGAAGCTATCCAAAGCCTGTAGTTTCTGGGCGTATGCTTGTCGCTCTTGTTTCACTTGCTCAAGATGTTGGCGTTCGGCTTCAATTGCCTTGCGCTGTTCAGCCAGAGCCTGAGACTTTTGGGTGTAATCCTTGCTACGCTGATAACCGTTGATAAGTTCGTCAAGTTCAACCTCAACTTCCTCACCACCGACTTTTGCCTTGTATCGAGGTTTTACTTCCTCTACAGGCTCTGATTCTTCTGAATACTCAGCTTCCTCAGATTCAACCTCACTAGTCGCTTCAAGTTCTTCGGTTGATTCCTCTGGTTGGCCTTCTTCGGCTCCGTTGTCATCACCCATCAAACCCATAAACGCATTAGCGGCTTGGTTTACGTTCAGGCTTTCACTCCCCGAGGGGTTGGTGTTTTCCATGTTTAGTCTCGTTTATCGCCAGAAACCGTCTGGACTGCGGGTGAGTTTCCTCACAGAATCTTCCACTTTTTCTCTTGAATCTTGGTTTCTGCGGCAATGCCTTGCAAGTGTCCAATAAAGAGATCAAGCGTCTTGATGTGGTTGTAAGCGGATTCACGCTCGTCAACTTCATCTCGATTTGTGTTAATTATCACACTAATCTGCTGATTTTTCAAATCATCCATAACTTTTATGAAAAAGTCGTCTTTCAGCAGATTGTTGGCCCATTCAGCCTGACGTTTTTTATCAATCATTAGTAGACACCGCCCACGCCATCAGCATAGCCAGAATCATTACCACCCCAACCGCCGCCAGCTTGATCCGATGTGTAGCCACCAGAATCACCGCTAGAAAGATTAGACGAAAGCTGAGAGGACAAAGCGTCAGCCAAGGCTTGAGCCTGTGCCGCAGTTGTTGGCCCCATTGCCGTAGAAGTTACGCCATAGTTACCTAATGCCGTAATAGCGGCTTCCATAGCGGATTGATCTGCTTTACTAAGTGCTGATATGGATTTACCAATTCCGGGCTGTCCAGTCAGATAGTTATAGGCAGCGGCAACAGGATTAAATACACCCGCAACTGAGCCAATAACATTTCCCATCGCAGCGCCTCGGGCATCTTTATAAGACCGCCCTTCTGGAGATTCCAAGAAGTTAAAGAAGGCTTCTTGTTGTGGAGACAAAGCAACAGGCTGAGAATCACTGCCGCCTTGCCCAGCACGAGCAGCAATTTGCGCTTCTGAAGGCGTAACAAAGTAAGCTGTTTTGTTAATATCAAATGCTCCGGGCGTAAATGCCGCCATTGGAGTTGCGCTGACAGGCTGACTGCCATACTCAGTCATGCGTTCAATCGGGCCAAAACTCTGAACATCAGAGACAAAGCGTTGAGCGCCTTGAGTCGCTGGCTGTACCGCCATTGTTTGTGGCTGGTACTGGCTTTGGATAGCGTCAAGAATCTCGTTAAGAGTTGGGACAGCGCCTTGTGGGGTACGCTGGCGCAGTTTGAGAATGTCTTGCAGTTCTTCGTAAGTCATAAATTACCCCGGAATTTCAATGTTGGATGTAATGCCAGCGCCCACTTTCATGGCCTTCAGTTGTGCCTCTGCTTCAAACTCTTGCTGTTTCATAGCAAAGTGCATATTCATCTTCTCACGCTCAATCTGAAGTTTTGAGGCTTCTTTCTCACGCATCAGTTGAATCTCGGCGGCGGCTTTCTCGCGTTGAAGTTGCAATTCAAGTGCGGCCTTCTGGCGTTCAAACTCTAAATCGGCTTGCATCTTTTGCTGTTGCATTTGCATATCAGCTTGGAATTTAGCCTGTTGAGCCTGAATGTCTGCCTGTGTCTTAGCCATCAAAGCCTGAACTTCAGGCGGCATCTGTTGCTCTTGTGGAGGTGGGTTAGACAGTTGCTGGTCTTGCTCTGCGCTAATAGGCTTGAAGAACTCAGCAGAATCCTTAAAGCCAGCAGCCTCAACCATGCGGCCCAAAGTGCCACGATACTGACCAAGCGAAACCAATGGGTTGGCTGGCCCGTACTGAGCAATCATCTGTTCTTGTTTAGCCAAGACCATGTTCAGCATAGCCATTTGTTGGTCACGGTTACCGTTACCCAAGCCGACATTGATAGAAATATCAAACTTGTTAGCCCATGTACGAGGGTCAATCGTCACATAAGTACCGCGCAAACGAATGATTCGTTCTTTCTGCTGGTACTTGCTTACCAAGTGCATGATGCCTTCAAACAACTCTTTGACACCAGATTCGGCAAAGATACGGGCAATCAGTTCAATCTTGCCAGCGCCAGCTTGTTGCATCGAGGCTACTGCGGCGGCGGTCACATTTTGCAAGATGTTTGCGTCCAAACCCTGCGACAACTCAGTAACGCCAGTGCGCTTTGCTTGGACAGAATCCAAGTATTGCAACATTGGGAACGACTGATTCGCCATGTTCTGAACAGTCAATTGCTGGACAGCGCCTTGTGACTTTGTGCGGATCACGCCACCAGCGGTAGAAGTCAGCAAGTCATCAAGGTTAACTTGGCCTTCAACAGCGGTCACTCGGCTGTTGTTGGTCAGATACATATTGTCAAGCATCTGACGGGTGACTGTTGTCTTAATCAGTTGCAAGTCAACAGTGCGGTCAGCCAACGAGTTGCCAAAGAACTTGTGTGGGATTGGCAGGGGGCAGATTGAGTAGAAAGGCACATAGTCTGTTTCTTCGTCACTCAGAATGTCGTTGCCAGCGTAGAAGACTTGGTGCAACTCGGCAATGCCATCTTCATCGCCATCGTGGTAGATATAGCACTCAAAGACTTCAACCTCTTGCATGGCAAAGTCATCTGGTTGCTCGTCATAAGGCTGTTCACCGGGAGAGAATCGAGCCACTCGTTCAGGGGTGTAGGCCAGAGCATCACCAGTAGGCAAGCTATTAACAATGTCTTCATCAAAGCCCATTGCGATCAAGTCGCTACGGGTAATCATGCGGCGGTGAGCGCAGAAAGGCGTGTTCTTCACTGTCTTGCCAGCCTTGGCAATCAGGAATTCTTCAGGTGGCACGTTAGCAATAACGACCTTGCCTGACTTCTCGGTCTTCTTGATGGTTACATCGTGAACACCATAAGTAGCGGCTACGCCCATCTCGTCAAAGACAGGGTTGCCCATTGGGTCAATGATCTGTTGTGTAACAGTGTCTTGCTCAACGACTTCAATGCTCTTGTCTTGCAACAACATTGCCAGTTCGTCATCAGACAAACCTTCGTAGGTTTCTTTGGTTACATCTTCCTTGTCTTCCCAAACAGCTTTCACAATGCCGTTCTTCTGCAACAAAGCGTCAAAGAACCAATCGTGCATGATTATCACGCCCGGATTGTCTTTCAGGAAGATGTGATTCAGGTAATCAGTTGCTTGCTTTGCGCCAGCTTCATCGCCGGGGCCAACAGGGTCAGCAACAACAATCTGGTCTGAGCCAGTAAAGATGCGGATCAGTGCGGGTAAAGCACCATCAATAGCCTCTGCAACTTCGCCAGTAACGATTGAGGACTTGCCCTCAATTTCTGTCCCATATGGCTGTCGCAAATAAGCCTGTAAAGCCTGTTTGCGTTGCTCAACCGTCTCCGATTCAATGAAGCCAATAGAGTCGTCTATAGCAGCCTGAAGCGCAGCTTTAAGTGAATTGCTATTTGTCATAGATGTGCCAACCATTCGTTACGTTCAGAATACATCATTCTGTTTGCCTTTGAAACATTCATGCACTCAGGGATAACTTGAATGTTGCTGGCGCAGTGAAACCCACTTGCTTCCCTAGATTGCAAAGGAATCATGTGGTCTACGTGCCATTTTACCCCAGTGATTGATTGACGCAACCTCGCAAGTTTTAAGGCTTCGTGCATGACAAATGCGTCAAATTCACCATACCAAACCGGGGTTGCCTGAATTTTTGATGCTCTGCGCTTATGGAAGTCAGCCAGAATTTTCTCTGGATTATTACGCCTCCATATGCGGATTCGTTCTGCTTGTTCAGTCTTGTTCTTTTCTTGATAAGCCTGTTTGTAGGCTTTCATCTTTTCAGGGTTTTTCAAAGCCCATTCTTTGCGTTTATGACTATTTGCTTTGGCATAGTCAGCCTTGATTTGCTTTAACGCAATGGCGCATTTATCGCATAGACAGTCGCCATTAAGTCTGCGAAAAGCAATCTCCCCACGCTTGCATGGCTTGCCAGTAAAGTAAGTTTTCAGCCCTAAGACTTTAGCTTCTTTCCTGTTGCGAGGATGGCTCATCTTTGACCTTTGCTGGTCGCCCGACCTTTGGGCGTTCTGGCAATTGTAACGCTTTTACCACAGTTTCAAGCATTTCAATGCGCTTTTCCAGTTCGTCAACCCGTTTTGCGTTAGTAATATCGCCTTGTCGCATCATGAACATTTAGACCACCCATTTCGGAATTACGTTGATAGATTTGCCCCAAGTCCCGATGTTTTCATCAAGACCTACTGCCACATAACGCCAAGCATCAGCGGCATGGCTGTGTTGGTCGTGTAAAGGTTTGTTGCTGAACATCTTGGTGTTCGGGTCAACATCGTAGCGGTAATGTCGCAAGTTCTGCAAGCCATCAGCGCATCTTGTCTCGTCAATAAAGCACCGACCCATCAGGGTACGGGCAGCGTTAATCCCGTCTGCAACAGACAGTTTAGGCGTAATCCTAATAGGTTTCCCCATGCCTTCAAGAATGTCTTTAACTGATTTCCCGGTCATATTCTTGTTCTCAGCATCGTGAGGAAGCCACCAATCCTTGTAGATATAACCCTTGTCCTGAAGAACTTGAGCGTAGTGGTCG